TCAGCACCGTCAGCACCTGCAGGCCCAGTAGCACCTGTCGCACCTGTCGCACCTGTTGCGCCTGTCGCACCAGTATCTCCCTGAGGGCCAGTAGGCCCGTCTCTCAGAACAAAGTCAAATGTGGCGGCACTGCTAGTGCCGCTGTTGGCAACAGAAGCTGTACCTGCGTTAGAAACAGACGAAACTGATCCAACAGCTATTGTTGCAGCAGCGCCATCTGCGCCATCTGCGCCATCTGCTCCTGCTGCACCAGTAGCACCCGTTGCCCCAGTATCCCCAGTTGCGCCTGTCGGCCCAGTTGGGCCATCTCTCAATGTGAAATCAAGGACCGCAGCACTAGATGTCCCGCTGTTGCCAACACTGGCAGTTCCTGCGTTGGAAACTGATGTAGTAGTGCCAACTGTTACCGTAGCGGCAGCACCATCAGCACCATCGGCACCATCGGCACCAGCAGCTCCTGTCGCACCAGTTGCACCAGCAGGGCCAGTCGGACCATCCCTCAAAGTGAAATCAAATACAGCAGCCGCAGAGGTGCCGCTGTTAGAGACACTGGTAGTTCCTGCGTTAGAAACCGACGTGGTAGTTCCAACCGCAATAGTTGCAGCAGCCCCGTCAGCCCCGTCAACACCGTCAGCGCCGTCCGCTCCCGCAGCACCAGTTGCACCAGTTGCACCCGTAGCGCCAGTTGCACCTGCAGGACCGACAACAGAAGTTGCGCCCCCCCACGCGCCACTTGTTTTAGGTCCGTAAATCTCGTCAACAGTCGTGTCAATGTAGAAATCGCCGTCAACGCCTGTTCCTGCCGACGGCGCACCAGACCCATTCAGAACACTTTTACCATCGGCGCCGTCAGCGCCATCAGCACCCGCAGCGCCCGTAGCGCCCGTGGCGCCCGTAGCGCCCGTGGCCCCAGTCGCTCCAGCAGGCCCCGTAGGCCCGTCACGCAAAACAAAATCAAGCGTAGCGGCGCTGCTAGTACCACTGTTAGTAACGCTCGCAGTTCCAGCATTAGAAACAGAACTTGTTGTCCCAACAGCAACGGTTGCCGCAGCACCAGTATTGCCCGTAGGCCCAGTTGCGCCTTGCGTTCCAGTCGCACCTTTTTGAGCAAGTGTCTGCCAATTAACATTGGAGGCTCCTACAGATGGCAGGGCGTTGCCTGTGTTGGAGCTTGTGCGCGATACGAACGTGTTGCCATTGCCGTCAGCAACGACATCACCGATGTCGTACGTTGTGCCTGCGCTGTAGGTGCCAACGTAATCAAGCCCGCTAGCAAGGTTTAGTTGAACAGAAGGTTCTTCAGCGTTGATGTTGAACTGTCTGTTTACCCAGTTAGCCATGTTCAGCGTGCCATTCAAGATGGTCGTCTTGACGACGACGAACTTCTTTTACATCATCACGAACTTCACTAATCCGTTCAGAAATATTGTCAAGCCGAGCCAAACTATCGGAGTGTTGGACAGTGTTTTCTTTACGGAAACGAGCACCGAATACCGCAAACACTCCTGTCACAATAGCTGCGCCTGTGCCGCCCAAGATTGCGGCCCATTCACCCATGTCATGCTGCCTCTAGCGCTTCAACCCGAGCAGTCAACTCCTGAATCGCTTTGACCAGCACAGGAACAAGACCGTCATAGCTGACTGACTGCATGCCATCAGCAATCGGTTCTCCCGTGTCAGGATCTTCAGTTTGAACTTTCCAGATACCAACGTCATAAGGACGACCGTAAGCGTCCAAAGTTGCCCGCATATTTTGTGCCGACAACCACTCGTATTGGCAAGTGTCATAGCCTTCTTCGGCCCAAACTCCAGAGAAAGGAGTTAAGTCGTTGATGAAATCAAGACCGAGAGCGTCATCAATCATGACTTTAAGACGATCATCAGACGTTTGAATGCTTGTGTTACTAGCGTAAACAACACTCCAAGCCAGCCCGTTGACTCCAAGAGTCTTTGAACCGTTAGTTAGCGGCTTAAAGGCAGAGAAGTTGAACTCGTGGCACCCAGTGCCTTGGATGGAAACAGAAACCACACCTCCAGTGCCGTAAAACCCACTGTCGTTGTCTGCAACCGCAAAGGTAGGCGTAGAAGCATTTCCGCCGTTTGCTTTGACAGTGCCCTGCGAAATCAGCATGTTTGACGACGCATTGTAAGACAACCCAGTGTCGTACTTGATTTGCTGCGTACCGCCAGCAGAGTTCAACAACGCCAAATAAGTAGTCGAATCAGATGTTGACCCAGTGGAAACGCTTGAAACGCCGCTAACAGTTGTAAACATCGACATATTAGCGTTGCCTTGGACTGAGACAGACCCCGACACATCGCCCGTCAACGTCAACGTTCTAGAAGTCGTCCACTGGTCAGCGTTAGCAACACTGCCCGTAACAGTAGTCGCAGTAGTGGCGTTGCCATTGAACGTTGCTGCAGAAACGTCAAGAATGACAGTACCAGCAGTATTAATAACGTCGCCTCTAAACGTGGCATCAGAGCCGTCAGTTCCGTTTTCTAAAACAATAACGTTGCCGTCTTCAGACAACACGTTGCCTTTCAACGTGTCTACGGTTGCGCTAATATTGCCTGTCGTTGTCAACGTGCCGTTCACAGTCAAGTTGTTAACAACTTGAGTGCCGTTAATGTTTACAGTGCCGTCATCGGTCACCATATTGTCATTGATGTAATCCACCAACGACGTAAAATTGGCGTTTATTTCTGCAGCAACAGCATCTGTGCCAGCAGTAAACGAATTAGGAACTGTAACTGGACTAGCCATTCTTAAGACCTCGGCTTCTTGGGCATGTACTTAAGAGTAAAGCCTCTAATTTCCCATTGGACATTGGTTGGGCCAATAAACTTCAAAGCAATAGCGCGACCCGTGCCGCCAATGCTGCCTGCACGAATAATTTCATCCGACGTAAACGACGACGTGCCGCCCCATTTGTTATCACCCCAGTTAGCGTCAGGATAATCATCAGGGTTTCCGTCAGCGTCATCCCACTGCAGCCCCGACACAAAAGCACTGCCCAACACGTCAATCAACAACGTTTTGCGAGCATCGCCATCAAAATAGTCAACAAACACTTCCGCCTGCACTGTGTGCGCAGACGGGCCAGCCATAATAAACTCAGGCGTCTTGTAACGTTTTGGCAAAAACGGCGAACCGCTATCTATCCAACGAGTCGTGTAAAACGAACTAATACCAACTTGCGTTGACAACAACGCATCATTAAATTCGTCATAATTAACACCGTTGATTTCTAGCTGAATTAGACCCGCACCCAGTCCTGTAGTAGCCACATGGACAACGCTGCTATCTGCGTTTTGAAACTCAACATTAGCTTTCATGTCAACGTCGTAAATAACCCAAGCCGCAGTTGACGGGTCAAACACAAAACAACGTGGAGTGGTGTTAAGCATTGGCACACGCACCCAAACACGTCCTCTGACTGCGGCAACATACACTTCGTCTAGTTTGCTGCTGTCAATGTCGCCGCGTTCCATAAGCGGGTACACTTTTTCAAACGCCCAACGAGGTTCACCGTCGCCGTTGTAATAGTAAACTCCACGATCAGGAGAAAAAAACCAAACGCCTTCAGGGTTTACACAAACCCCGTTTGAGTTGGTTGCGCCTACAGACGACGAAACTTTGACAACTTGAAATGTTTGTCTTGAAAACCCAAGAATGGCGTAAACAGAACGGTTGAGAAACACCAGCATTTGATCACGGAACGAAGCAATCTTGACAATTTCGTCGCCGTCTTCGTCGCCAATATCAATCCAGTCGTCTTCTGCCCAACGGTCAGCGTACCCAGGGTGAGAAAACCGTATACGGGTTACATAGTCTGTAGCGCCCTCGTAAGTGTGGGCAGCCCACATGTATCCGCCGTGCGAAGCCAAAAATTTGCATTTAGGAAAAATGTTGCCTGAAGCGGTAGCGTAATCGTTCTGATAAGCGCCATGCGCATCAGGCACTTCAGTCGTAGCGAGGTCAGGCGTTCCGCCTTGCGTTTCCCATTTTTGCGTAAAATCAGTGCCGCCAGCAAACCACGATTTTTTGTTCATCATGGCGTGATCAAGCAGTTCGCAATCACCAGTGTTAGTAATAGCAGTCCAACCCGCACCGTCGCTGTAAGCCAAATTGGTTAGGCCAACGCCGCCTGCAGCTGCTATCACCTTTGACGTGTTATTGAATTTGTCACGGTGTTCAAACAGATGCGTTGGAGCAGTAGTGTTGCCAAACGGCTGATAACTGCCAAAGTCTCCTACTGCTTTGCGACGTGACACGCCGCCACGGCGTGACACGTCAACGTTAAGCATGTCAGGAGATTCGTTTGGACCCAGCAAAAACCTGTCTTCAATAGCGTTAAATCCGCCAGTAAAATCAATTTGTGGATCCAGTTTGAGACTGGGGCCTTTGCCAGGACGCCTAATCGGGACCGTCATTTAGATCATTCCCATGCAAAGCGAGGATCCATCAACGGATACATGTTTCGTTTGTAGTCGCCTCCCATGGTGACTTCGTGAGTAGGAGATGGGTCGTCATAAAACTTGACTAGTTCAGCAAGACGCAAATCAGCCATGTCGGCGTAATACAAAGCAGTCGAAGGCTCATCTTGCTGAGCGTAAGCCCTGCCTAACGCCCAGTTTAAAATAGGAGTATCAAACTCTTGCGGCATGTCAGACACGCCCGATGCGCCTTCTGACACCCAATCTTTAGGTTTGATATATCCCCGCACAACAAACGTATCAATAGAATTGTTAGGAACAGGATCTAAAATGACGTCGCCATTATTCCACTGCGACCAGTACGTTGGACTGCCAATTGTTTCCGTATCGCGCGACCTGTATTGGTCGCGAGTAGCAATGTCTTGCCATTTCAGTTCCCACGACGGGCCACGAATCTGACGAATTTCAGCAATATCTTTAGCCGTTGGAGACGGCCCTTTAATACTAGCCAACGTGTAGTTCGCTTGCCCGTTGACAGCGGTAAACGTCCAGTCATGTTGAAAAAAAGGCCACTCTTGGCGGCGTGTTTGTGCACGAACAGCTCCGTCGCGAACCCACTCGTCAACAAGAGTGTTTGGAAGATCCGTAGCGTCCAAATCCAGCGTTAGCCGAACAATTTCACGGTATTGACTTACTTGATACGCCACGGACCTCTCCAAACGGTGCGGTTAGAGGCGGGCCAGCCGTAGCTGACCCGCCTCGCTCAAACCTCTACTCGCCTATCAGGTAAGGGTGAGGCCGTAGATGACGCCCTGGTGACGACGACTGTTAATAGTCAGGTTGCCGTACGTGAGCATCTTCATGGTCCGCGTGTCCTTGTCAACAGGCTGAATGAACGGGCCAGCCTTGAAGAAACGGTCACGGTGAACCTTCAGGCGCAGGTACTTCGGGTTAATGAAGTACATGTGACCTGCAGGGCAGTCCTCGTCAAAGAGAACTGGACGACCCTTGAACTCCAGAGCCTGGAAGCCAGCATCGGCAAGCGATGCGTCCATGTGACGCACGTTAGCCTGAAGCAGCGACTCGTACTCTTCGTGAAGTCCCTGAGTGGTCAGGATGAACTGCGGAGTGTCGCCACCCACAGAACAGTCGTTGAACACGTTGGTCATCTTCTGACGATCAAGCGTGGTCGTGTCGGTGTGACCGAAACCAGCAACACCGTTGGTAACCGCTTCAGCAGTCTGAGCAGCGTTGTGGATCTGCGCACGCCAGAAAACGTTGTTAGCAGGGTCAATGCCGCCAACGGAACTGTAACCACGTGCTTCGTTGCCAACGTCAGCGACGTCGTAGCCGCCAACGAGGTTCCAAAGACCGTTAAAGTCCTTGTTGGTGTTGCCAGTGCCATCCTCGTAGAACATCTGGTTCATCTTCTGAACAACAGACTCACGAGCAACCTCAATCTTGGTGTTGAGAAGGTCAAGGAACGCAGCTTCGCCACTGTTCTGAGCTTCTTCAATACCCGAGATCGACACAGTCGAAGCAAGCTGCTTCCACTCGTAAATCGCAGAAGTTACTTCTTCCTGAGGAGTGTTAGTAATCGTCTCGGTGCCAGTGTAGGTAGCCGTGTTCGTTGAGTTGTCAGCACCAATTAGTGCTTCCTGAATGCGTGCACCGCCATCAATCTCGATAATCTGCCCAGCGCGAGCCAGGAAGTAAGCGAGGGGACGGGCCTGAAAAACCTGATCAATAAACTGAGGAGTAACCTTCGCAAAGGTTGTCGTCAGGATATCAGACCAGTTCGCATCGGTGTCCTTATAACCGAATGCCATGATGTGCTCCTAAAAGAGAGGGACGGGTTCAGCCGAACGTCAACCGTTCAGCAGCGGATCTCCAATATTCGCAAAACCGTTTTCGGCTAGCGAATCTTGAAGTGCCTCAGCGAGCGTTGCTCGCCAAGAACCCTGAGCAGCAGTCGAATAGTCCTTCGGACCAGAGTCAACATTGCTACCAGGGATACCAGCACCTGCCGCCACAACACCCTGCATTGATCGTTTCTCTTCAAGAACTTTCTGCTGTTCTGCTTCAATTGCCTGCTGTTGTGCAGCAGATTCTTGAAGTTCAACCCAGTTCAGATCACGATAAGCCATCTCAACTGTTGGAATTTCGTTCGCCTGCATATGCCGAAGAACAACTTCCTGATCGAAGTCGCCGTAGCGACTCTGAACAGCAGCAATTTCATTCATCAAAACTGAACGCTGCTGCTGTTGTGCGACGTTCCCAACCGTTCCCCGAAGTTGCTGAATTTCTGCCTTTAAAGCAGCCACCTCAGGGGTGTCTGCAGGAGACTCGATAGGCTCCCCCCACTCGTTCGTAGCTGCAGGAGCCTTGGCTACTACAGGGTTTTGAACTTTGTAGGTGTTGGCAATCAACTCAACAGTTGCTTTAGGGTCTTGGTCAAGCGCTGAAAGAAGATCAAGTCCTCTTTGAGCGATTCGACGCTGGTTTGCGAGGTCTTGCGTTTTCTGGGTGTAATCCTTCGTACGCATGTACCCCTTTGCCGCCTCTTCAGGTGTGATCACTGATCCGTCTGGAAGAATGATTCCGTCAGTTGGCTGCTGCTGACTTTGGGCGGGTGCTCCTTCTTGGAGTCCACTTTCGGTCTGAATCACGGATTTCTCCTTAGGAGTCCACGTTCGGGTTGCTCCTATGGGAAATCAGACGTTGTTCAGATGCCAAGCTGCGCTGCAGCGTCAGCGTCAGCTTGAGCTTGTGGTTCTAACTGCGGAGCGTCAGGTCCGACACCGCCGCCGCCTGCACCCAAAGCCATAGCTTGACTATTTACGCCGCCAGGTCCACCCATCATTTGCTGCTGTTGCTGCGGCTGCGTAATAAACTTTTCAGGGTTTTTGATAGCAAAACCATCGCGCAACACGACACGCAACAACTCTTCAGCGTTTACTTGACCTGTTGCGATAAACGGCCCTAATGCTTGGAGCATGCCCAACGCAGACTGGCGACGGAACGTTTCGTTCTTTGGAACAGTAGAGCCTGCTTCAACACGGAAGTCATACTGGCCTTTGATGTCTTCACGGGTGTACGGCACCCACAAAGAACCGCCGTCACGGCCGATAACCTTTGCAGCTTGCTCTCCAGTCACGTATTGCTGGTTGATTTGTAGGAGCTTTACTGCAAGGTTTGCAATAAACGATTCGACACGATCTAGTTTTTCAGCGGTGCGTACGTTAGCTGCGTCTTGCAACAAGCTTGCTTCTGTGGCGGTACGGCGGATCTGGCCGCCGCCGCCACGCATAAACTCCGTGATGCCTGAAATGTCTTGGATGTCGTTTTCGATTGCTTGTGACCAGTTGTACAGGCCAGGGTCCATGCCAATCTGGTTGACAGGCTGGATTACGTCTTGCAACGGGAAACTGTCATCTTCCACAAAAATAACTTCGCCGTCTCGTTTTGAAGCAATTTTTGACAAGTCTGTTTTTGCAATAGCTGACTTGCGTGCTATGTACTTTCGTGCGTAACGGGCACGGTGGTTCATCATTTCGGAACGAGTTTTAGAAAGTTCCTTGATTAGCGGAGCAATTGCTTCAAGATCGCCCATCGGGTAGAAATGATCAGGTACTTCGTAGTTGCGGATCATTTCAAACGGATGACCAAACGCATACGGCATTTTTCGAGGTCGAATCAAATATTCGGTAGCGCCAGCGGTAAACGTGCACATCGTTTGACGCGCCAAATCGTAGAACTCAAACACTTCGATAAGTTCGTTTGATTTATAGTTTTCTTGGTGCCGTGCGTAGTGGGGGTCCGCCAGCGTCAAGCCTGGCATAGAGTTTTCGCGTGCTTTGCGGCTGTAGGCGGGGTCAGTTTTTACGTCGTCCATGTGGCGCACAATGCGTTGAGCAATCCAACGTGCGTCTTGCAGCGACGTTGCTTCAGGGTTGACAAACATGTCGTGAGGGGAGATACGTTCCATCACGGGTCGGTCAACGATTGTTTCTCTAGCAGAAGAAATAATCTGACGTGCTAGTTCTTCGTCTTCGACAGGTTCTCGTTCTTCTTCAATTGCTATTGCTTGTTCGTCAATGAGGGCTGTTTGGAACCTGAGAGCAAATTCTTCTTGAGTAAGTTCTTTTTCTGTTTCTTCGTATGACCACAGCATTTTGCACCAGCCGTGACCGATGATCAAAGAGTCTTTGACTGATTGGCGGAACGGTTCTTGGAACCGATACCGCTCCCACTGGTGGTTGATCATTGCTTGCACAAACACTGCCCGAGTTTCAAGCTCGGGTTGGTTGGCTGCTACAACGATCTCAGGGCGAGAAACAGAAATTGCTGGGTAAATGACGTTGATCGTAGAAAACGCTTGATTGATGGCGATGCGGTCTTCTGACGATTGACCTGCTTGCGGAAAGATTGATTCGCCACGGTACAGATCGACCATGTCGGTCCAAATGTCGTCGTAGCCTTCGGAATCACGCCACTCTTTAGAACGATCAAGTTCTTGCCCGTAATAAGACAGAAGTTCTGCCTGTGGTTTCTGTTTCGGTTTGCGCCCGAATACAGGCATGGTGTCTCCTACGAACGAGAGGTGCGCTGCAAGTCAATACCGCTAGCGCTTGCATGATCCGTTGATTCTTTTAGAGCGCCCATTTGCGTCCACCCTTCAGCGGTGGACATTCGGAACGGGCGCCCGCCTTTGCCCACAGGATCTCGTCCTAGGGCATATTCATTGTGCCAATGTTTCATTTTGCACGCCCAAGACACAATTTGCCCTGTACCTGTACAAGGCACTTCAAAAAACGTGCGTGTTTCGTGATGAAAACGTTGAGCCATGCCCCCACAGGGGCACGGCTCATACGTTACATCCCACTCCTGTGGGAGTGGTTCGTCAGGTGCAGCGTCACGTGTTGCCATGCGGCAAACGTATCAGATATCTTGGACGCCGCCAGGCTTGGCGAAACCCCCGATGGGGCCACCGCTGACGCCAGCGATCGTTCGGACATCCGAACCATCATGCTGACCGCCAACAGGCACAATGCCACCTGACGCATTAGACGGCATAGAAGCATTCCCGCCAGGCTTAGCGAAACCGCCCATTACCTCGCCGTCGTGGGACTTTACCATCTCGCCAGCACCAGTGCTGTCGTATTGCAGTTTGTCTGGACCCATTACAACTCCCGAATCTAGGGACAGAACATGTTCAAAGCACCCTGGACGATGTCTATGAAATTACCCACTCCGAAGCTTTAGTTTCCATTTTGGATTCTAAACGTTCCATTTCTTCCTCATACCACGCCAACGACATGTACGGGTATTGAATCTCTTCTTGATACTCAGGCGCATACGCAAACTCTAAAGCATGAACGCCCAACGCTAAAGAAATCACACGGTCATCATGCGGCGAACCCGACATGCCGCCACGGCTGTTACGAGTAAACCTAGCTAACTCTTCACAAGTAGCCACAGACGCCACCCCTTCCGTGCGACGTTCACGCAACCATTTATGCAACTCGTCGATCATCAACGGTTTTGACGTTCTAGTCGTTTTCCAACCCCACTCCATCTGCCGTTTTCGAGTAGTTGAATTCAACGCCATACGCCGCCAAATACGTTTGTAACCCAATTTGCGCAACTCGGTCACAGTCGTCAATCCGTGGTTATTGACCTCAGGAAGAATCAACGCCGTGTTGTACCAAATTCCCAACTTGAACAACTCGTAAGCAAACAAATCCGCCTCAATGTGCCCATGCCATTCAGCAACCACACGACTATTTTCGCCAACAGCTAACACATGCGCGCTGCTGTAGTCGCCATGTTTCAAACCCTCGGCAACGTCTACCCCAATCACATACGACGTTTCCTCATCAGGCCACTCCCACACATGCACATACGACGAACTAGCCACATTTTCTACAGGCTCAAACGTCCGAGGAAAGTCAGGACCAGGCCCCTCCAAATTCAACGTCCACTCAGCTTCATGCGCTTCAGCATTCAACTCCGTTATCAAATCAGAATTAAACACCATCATCCCCGACCGAATAAACGCCTCAGACGCATTCGACGGGTACTCTTGATGCAACTGCCACTCAGGCAAATCAAACTGTTTTTGCTCGTACCAGTCTTCGTCACGTTCAGTGACAGAATCCCAACCGTAAAACATCGGCTTAAATATTGACCTGCCAGACTGGGCACGCACCCACAAGTCCTCAAACTTGTTGCCAGAACCATTCGCAGTGCTTAACAAAATGAGCTGACCGCCAATATCGGCGGTCGGCTCAATCGAAGCCCACGCCTCACTAGCGTTCTCCAAAAACGCAAACTCGTCTACCACAATCAAACGGCCCGTAAAACCACGAGCAGGGTTATTGCCTGACGGCAACGACAAAATCTCAGACCCGTTCGACAATTCCACTTTCGTCAAATTTGACGTAGTAACACGACCGCCCCGAGCCAACACCCAACCAGGCAACCGATCCAACCCAAACTTGACTTTGCCTAACAACTCCTGAGCTTCACGCTCACCTTTAGACAACAACATCACCCGAGTGTTTGGATGCCAATACGCCAACCAAAACACGTAAAACGAAACCAGCGTTGACCAGCCAATCTGACGAGCCTTAAGAGTGATGCTGTTTTCCCCGTTATACCAACGAGTCAAAGCCTCAGCCTGAGACGGCCTAAGCGTAAACAAACGCTCACCCAACGGATGCTGAATTGCCCAACAGTTCTCAGCTACCCAATGCGGATCCGTAGCGCCACGACGCCACGCAGCCTCCCTACGAGCCAGCTCCAACTGGTCCGACATCAGCTAGGACCAATCTCCAACACGTCCTTAGACTGAGCCAAATACGCCTGCAGTTGATCATCAGACATTGACTGAAACCTGTCCTGAGCAGAAACCGAAATTTGAATCTGAGGAGGTCTCACCTTGTCAGCCAAAGACAAAATCATCTTTGACGCAGCATCCCACTTCGGATGATCAGGATCAGCAGCAATCTTCAACGCAGCCTGATAAATCGGAGACAAAGCATCAGGCCCCAACACCGACTCGTCAGCCATCTTTGCCCACAACTTGCGGAACCGCTCGTCCTTCTTCCAACGACGCAACGTGCGATCCGCAATCCCGTTACGAGCAGCCCACTCTTTGTCAGACAATCTGTCATGCCCTACACACGTCAAGTTCTCTAAGTATTGATGCACTAACGGGTGAGGATCTTCCTCGCCCGTTGACGAATTGTACGTCCAACGAAAGTCATTTGGCGTCTCATCAGCTTCCATGTCCACCATGTGGACATCGTTCAGCTGACTCGCCACCCGTAGACGCCCCGCAGGGCATCTAGGAACGCCTAAACAATGACATTCAATGAGCCGCCCCTCCAGGGGGCGGCGAATGCTGGGGCTACTACAGCACGTTTAGCATTAGCGTAGAGTCTAGCAGACGACATTACACAGTCGTCCAACTCTGAATGTCAGTGAAGC